AATAGAAAAGTTCCAATACACGGGTTGGTTTGCGTTACCTACGATGGTTTGTTGTTGCCCGCCGTAGGTCACATCAGTGCCGTTCTTGTTAATCCAAGTCCATGCCTGCACAGCGGACGAGTTCGTGTGCGCGGTCTGTAATGTCACTTGGAAGTTGTAAACTCCATCAGCCGTTACAGTAATCTGTGTATTATCTGTACCCGTTATACTTACCCCGTTGCCGATATACGTATTTTCAAATTCTATCGGGTAGCCAGTATTAATCGCCGCCGCAGTCTGATCGGTCGTGCTATAGAACAACCCACGTGGCATATAGAGAAACCGCCCACCATCTTCTGTACTAAGCAGCGTATCTATCGTGCGTACAAGGCGGTTGAAAAACAAGCGCAGCACGTTGCTGTTCTGATCCATGAACGGACGGTTGTATTGTTCTGGGGCCAGCGGTAGCGCGGGCGGTTCGGTCTTGTCGATCTGGTTTGCCATCAGCGTCTCCCGTCTGGACGCATATCAATTCGCGGCGTTCCTAGCTGCCACTGCACCCCTTCTCCATCGGATTCGACCTTGATCGCAAGCTGCCGCCCACGGACGCGTGTATATACCTGTCCAGTGTACTGTTCGATTGGGATGACCGAAGTGCGCGTTACCGTGGCGGTGTTTGTGCCGCCTTCAGACGCAGGGCTATTATACCCAGACCCAGAGTTAGCTAATGGGAGCAGTGTCATGGTGACGCTTGGAGAGCCAGCCGTAGACCCATCGAACCGTAAGTCAGGAAGCATCCGATAAATAAAGGCGAACCTATCACCATCCCCAAGTGCAAACTGAGTAGAGGCAATATAGGCATGGATAGCTGCAGTGGTGCCAGTCTCGTTGTCGTCGACGCCCTGCTCGTGGTTCACGAGGTTGCTGCTGTATGTAGCTGCAAGTGGATAATCGCGAAGTCCTGAATCTAGCCATGCAGACCGACCCATCTCACCATAGTACCAGATGTCTTCCATGTAGTTGTAGATTACATAGCGGTCATTCTGGGTAGCACTTGTAGAACAGTAGAACCACCATATCTCGTGATACGCTTCGTTTGTACCAGCAACCACCTGCTCGTACTGCTGAGTGTTGAAGTCGTCGAAGATAAACTTGCGGAGGTCGCACCGTAGTGGCTGTGTTCTACCATCATACTTATAGAACTTGTCCTTACCCATCCAGAAGGCTACGCCATTGGCGTATGCCACAGCGTTTTGTCCTGCGATAGAAATATTCTCTCCAACAAGCTGCGCGCCCCATACAACAGGAGCACCTTGATACTGCAGGGAATACAACGACGCATCAGTCCAGACCAAGATTTCTTGGCGTGACTGCTCTGCCGTAACGATCTCGGTGCCCCGAGATAGACGCAAACTACCTGCTTGGTTTGTTGCTGCAGGAGTCCACTGCACGGCGTTTTCTTGGTCAGACCAGCGGATCAGCATCGGGTCTTGGGTACCACTCCCTAACTCGTTACAGCCCATGGCAAACACGAACCGACTGACGTCTGAGATTGTGATAAAATTCTGTACACTCGGCACATTCGACGCGCCTGAAAGCGTAGAGAGTTCTACACCCCGAGTAGATATACCGCTTGTAGCGTCCCAGTAGTACATACCGCCACCACGAGGGCCGAATACTAAGTCTTCGCCGAAGTTAGACTGGCTCCATAGACGCAACGAATCCGCGGATGATGCACCGATGCCCCAAGTGCCAGACCCCCAAGTAGACGCGCCCCAACCAGTCAGCGGTACGGTGAACGCAGGGCCAATATTGATCTGATATGCTGCGGTAACTGACCCACCACCCGTTGCGCTTGATGTTGCTGCAGTGCCTACGTCGATTGTGTAGGTTGTGGCACCCGTCACTGTGATCTGATATTCGCCGTCAGGAGTTACACCGCCAACAGCTGTAGCACCGCTAAATGTAACGAAGTCACCGTCAATATAACCACCCGCTGCGTCAGTCACCTCAACAAGCGACGACCCCACGGTAGTTTCAAAGGGGTCCGTCAAAGACTCAGTAGCACGTATCGGTGTGATGTCGTTATATCCGCCACCTTGCTCGATGTAGAACTTGAGGTTGGTGCCAACGCCTAGCAGGTTCTGACTACCTAGTGTAATCCAGTTCCAGATAGATCGGCACACCCCTTGGAATGTCGTAACAGAAATACGCTGCCACCCGCCGATCTTTTCAGGTAACCCCTGACGGAAGCGAATTTTATCGCACTCGTACCAACGACCCTCGTTAGTATAGCTCGTGTTTTCGCGGTTAACTCCAGGCTGGAAGCGTATATTCTGTAGCGGCATGTCTCACCTCACATGGTGTCGCCAAAGATACTTGGCAGTGTGGTTACTTGGATAGAGACACTTTGCTTCAGGTTCAGCGGTTCTCCACAGTCAGAGCAGGTATCTGCGGCCAATTCGGCCTCGTCTACATCATACCCACAGTTAGAGCACACATGCTCTACTACATGCGCTGGTTCAATAGCGCCGTTATCCAAAGTGCGTGGTTCGTTAATAACCTTCATGATTCACCTCCGCATAGTCGGTCATACGTCTCGTTGTGCACGGTTGTATCTACCAACAACGCTCTATCATTTCTTAACAGCCATTCTACCGTATTCTCATCAGAAAAGAAATGCGGCTTTGCCACATCGCAGTAGCTATCCGTCATTCTTATTCCGCACCCAGCGAGAAGCACGCTGGCGCAGACCGTCATCGTTAAGGCTTTCAACCTCATCTTCAACCTCCTTGGCGGTGCGTATCTGACCCAACCGCCGTTCTTTTTCTTCAGCTTCAGCCTTTTCTAGTGCCGCTTTGATTCCGGCGCTACGCCAACCCAATAAACCAAGCACGATGCCAACCGCGATCATGCCGTAAATCTTAAATCGTAGTGGAATTAGCCCGATCATCTTACACCATCCGCCCACTTCTTGAGGCGCTCCCGCATGATCCACAGGCTAAACAACACGCCAACTCCGACAAACCCTAACACGATATACTGTGCGTATCCATCGAGTGCTGTAATAGCTGTGATAGCTGCACCTGCCTTAGTCCCAATATCAAGCGCGCTGGCCTGCATGGTCTTAGATTGCGCAGGCGAGGTACGCGGCGGTTTCGGTGTAGGTTTTGGTGTAGGTGCTGTTTGGTTTAGCCAGCTATCTACTTGGAATGTAGGGCAGGCTTTGGCGCTCGTTACGTCGTTATGCCCGATTACTTTCGTGATTGCAGGGAACTCCATTTTAAGCTGCGCAAGCAACCGACGTAATGCACGGTCTTGTTCTGGAGTAAAGTTCTCGTCGAAGTCGTCATCCGCTGCACCGCCATGGCCCCCGAACAAGCTGACCCCGATGCTGGTTTTATTGTGCCCCTTCGCGTGGGCACCTGAGCGTTCAACGGGACGCCCCTCTACAATAGTCCCATCACGGTCAATAAGATAATGATACCCGATGTCTGACCATGATCTGGGCGGCTCGGTGTGCCACTTACGAACCTCATCTACTTTCTCCTGTGCAGTGCGACCTTCCCACCAGTTTGGGCGCGTAGCAGTGCAGTGCACGATGATTGTGTCTATTTTCCGCATGTCTTGCACTTCTCCTTGTTAGATGGTGGTATATTAGCGGAAGCCTTGCCATTTGTATATATTCCGAAAAAACCCGCCCCTGCACCGACAATTACGCTAACAAATGCGCTCTGAGCATTAGTGGGATCAGGCAATGCCATAAACCACGTAGTGGTGTTATAGAACGCAATTCCGTACAATGTAATAATCATACGGGGCCATATACGCCATCGGTCTATCCACTCAGGGGTTACCTGCATACCTTTCTGCGATCCTCTTGTGTGTGGTGATTATCATCACCTTACCGTTCTTATCATAGACAATATATTGTCCTAACTTGTTACCCACTAACCTCGATGCAGAATAGTCCTGAGTTGTGGTCTTTGACGAGGACTTTTGCTTCTGCTTTTTCGTCGTAGCAGTCTTGTTCTGCCGTGTACGTGCCAATTTGATAATACTCTAACTTGCCGTTCATCAGGTGCATCCATAGTAATACCCACATCACCAACGCTCCAGATAGACACCTAGATAATATATACCCAGAATAACGCCTGTTGCTGCAAGAGTAATGACCGTTATCATCTGCATCAGCTCGATCTGTTCTTCGCGCTTCTTCATGGCAGCTTTCTTGGCTTCTTGCCGCGCCTTTCGAGCTTCGGCTTGCCACTGTATCCACCTATCCCATTGGCCAGGTCTACCATACAAACGGATATAAGACTCGAGTTCCTTACGTTGTTCTCTGATCTTCTCGAGTTGCTGAAATTCTTCCCAGTCCCCTTCGGAACCACCTGTAATGGCAGTCAGTGGACTGTTCTTCTTTTTCTGTACTGCGTCTTTAAGTTCTTCTTCTGCGGTAAGAAACTTCCCCACAGATGACATAAGGTCTGCGCCTTCGCGCCCATTCTGAATACACGTGCGGATGACGCTGTAGGCCGCGTTAGCGGCGGCTATGGTCTCTAAAATAGCCATTACACAAAGTCTAACCTCGCTGGGCAAGTGTACTCAGGGGATACTTTATACGCCCTGTCGTAGTAACCAAAACGTCGCAGACCGCAGTCGTAATAGCAGACTTTGTAAAAGCCTAGCTGAAAGCTCTGGCCCCAAGCTATCAGGACCAGAGTGCAAATCATTTGGTCATCGCATCATTCAGTAGAATGATCTCCAACCGTTGGACAGCAAGCTGCAGCTCATTAGTGGTTTTTATATTCCACCCAATCAGCCCCATAACAGCGGCGAACAGCACTGATATGATCGCTTTCTGATCCATGTCATTTTCGTTCCACCAGACGATCAAGTTTCTCATCTAGTCTGTCTAACCTGTCGAGCACACGAGTTATGTCGTGATGCACCTCGGCTTTTGTGATATACTCTTTCGCCATCTCTTCACGAGTGCGATTAAGCAGGATTTGGATACGCTGCACTTCAGCGTATGCGCTACGAAGAATCCAACCTACTAGACCTAACGCAACGGTAAGAACCGCTGACCACAACATATCCATTTCCATTATTCAGCCGCTAC